TTATTAACTACAATTGTCTCCTTATCTCTCGTATCTGGATCCTCCAGAGTTAGCTTGTAAGTTTTAGCATCTGGCACTTTCTTTGTCTCGTTTTGTAACTCAGTTGTGAATTTTTCTACCAAACTCGAAGCCCCTTCATATAAGGCTTGCACCTTTGCAGAATGAAAAGTGGGGATGTTCTTCTCAAAGCCGTATTCGACACATTTTCCTCGCAAGTGCTGTGCAATCTCATTATAAAATTGTTCTCCCTTGAGTGCACTCTCTAAAAGACAACCGTGAATCGTATCCTCTATTGTTTCTCTATCAAAGCCAATTTGTTCTTTATTCTTCCAAAAGAAGTGTGCTTTGGCTTTTGCATACGACAACATTTTACACATTGAAGCATCTACTAGGGCCCCAAACCAACGTCCATCAATTTTGACAAAATTTCGCTTTAAAAATTCCATGTCTTGGAGTCTAATGAATCTCTGTTCTTTTCCATCTTTGGCTGCATTTGTTAATGTAAACCCAATTTTTTCAGCTTCTTCCTTGAAAGTAGAGAAATTGAAAGTGCCAAGCACATCAGGGTCCACTGTATACATATTATCATCTCCAAAGTACGATGGTCTTACTGTCTTGAGAAAATTTGAGAAGCTCCAATCCTTGTTTGCTTTTTTCATAACTTTAGCAAACACATAATACCCAAGTAAGTAATTGCAAAGGCAGTTGTCAAGTGTTGTCTGAGGTTGACCAGAGGGATTACCTCCCGGACATTTCAACACAAACTCATGGTAATTTATTAGAGGTCCTTCAACACATGCATGCAAACCTCTCCTGATATCATCATCTTGTTGCTTCCACTTTGAGTCACACATTCTATAAATGATATTGTATATTTCACCTGCCTTCTCCATGAAAATTTTTGGTATAGAACCATCCCAATTTGCGAAGTCACCATCAAATCCCGCAGTTGACACCTCCGAATGGTAAAGATACAGATCATGAAAATCTGTTCCAGCTGGATTTATTCCTATTTTTATTGGTGTCTTATGAAACAATGAGGTTAAAGCTCCTGCAACTCCATGGAAGTACATTCTTGACGCTATAGTGTAATCCACAGGGCTAGCTGCAAATGTTCGTGTCTTTGTGGCATCGTAAATCTTCTTAAGTTTTAAGGGTTCATCTTTTAGAGCTGAACAGAACACTACTGCAGGTCTGTTCCCTTCTTTTGCACAACAGATGAGAGAATCAACAGCATGGTTAAGTGACTTTCCTGGTTCTTCTTTTGAGATTTCATGCAAACACGTGTCCTCATTCAACTTGAAAAAGGCGGCCTTTCTTTGCACATTTGGCAGGTGCTTCCAAGGAAACCCTGCTGACGACTGTCTGTATATGGGATTTGAACCTGGCACTCCTCCCACTCCATTGATGGCTTCAACTTTCGTCAGAACAGAAACTTTATATCCTGAAGCTTTCACAATCTGCCCTAGGTGATTTCCAATTTCTGCTGTAGCCAAATCAAGCAAATTCTCATCTACTTCTGGTTGTTCATTATACCATTTACTAATAGCATCTTTATATGGTGATGCGCCTTCAGTACATCTTGAATCTCTTTCTGACATTACAGCAGGCTCAAACATGTGACCAAATTTCTCATCAAACTTAAATGGTGATGTATGGTACTTTGT